GATATCGTCATATAAACGATCCGCAACTTGTGCTTCATCTGTTCCTTCAGAAAAAGAAGAAATAGCGGACGCACCTAACATAATCATGGCGTCCGAACAAATAGTTAATTTGGTATCTCCAGAAGCCATCTTTTACTCCGCAAGAAAAGGGGTGAGCCGAAGCCCACCCCGATCCTATTAGTCGCCGTCGGTTGCGGCAAGTGTCGTACCGTCAGCAACGTCAACAACGCCACCTGAGTTCGAGAGAACTTGGGTCAACGTGCTAACGCGAGTGCCTCCGGTAGAGGTTACGCAATAAATCAAATCGCCCACTGCGAGAGTGTCCGAAAGATTATTGAAGTAACCAGCGGTATTTACGTCGGCAATCGCATCAGCGGTCTGATAGGTGTAGATGCTAGGAGCATTACCCTTTTTAGAAGCTGAAACGACACCGAGGCCAGCAGCATCAAAAGCCATGATTTAGCCTCCTTATTCAGTGCTGGAGATTTTGACGATACCGTCGTCGTCGATTGCAATGGCTCCAGCGGAGAACATTGAAGCGACTAAGAAGGATGTCTTCTCTGGCACATAGTTAATTTCAGACTTTTGGTTCATGCTGATGCCAAGGCCAACCGCATCGCGGTGGAAGGCAAAGCTGGTGCGGGTTGATGGAAGTGGCAAGCCACCTTCATCACGATCACCAAGCATGATGAACTTGAAGCCAAGGAATGTGTCGATTTCACCCATCGACAGAGCCTTCACAGTAGCGAAGTCGCTGCTGGTAAGTTCAGTTTCGTCAAGCAATGCAGCCAGACCATTAGCATGGATAATCATGCAACGACCTTCAGCAGGAACGTTTTTGGCGTCCAGAGCTTTTTTAGCAGCAAGTAACTTGGCGAGGTTGAGGTTAGTACCAGCACCACCGACTGAAGTTGCAACGGTGGCTGCGCCAGACGAAGCATTCAGTGCGTCAATGACAAGCTGATCCATGCGACGGCCAATGGCATTGCCAACGACCTGCACGAGCTCACGACGCTCGTCAAAGTTTACTTTCGCTTGATGGAAGATATCGCTGTATTCCGCAGCAATATAATCCGACATAGAAGCTGTCACCTGTGAATAGGAGACATTTAGAGGAGTCACGTCCGATTGTGGAACGCGAATAGTTGCAGTGCCTTTCCCAATTTTAGGGAACTTCACCTGATTGCCCTCGACGTTTGTTCGCTCGCGCGTCACGCCTGCAAGCGCACGAGACGCTTGGTATGCCTGCTTGACTTCTGCATCGAACAACTGAACGAAGGCGTTAGAAATGCCAACAGCCATTTCCAGTTCCTTTCGCTAGAACAGTTATCAAAGTAATCGCGTGCAGGTATCCGTGAGGGCTGCGAGCTTGAACGATTTAACGCCACGTCCCAAGGCGGGTCTGACGGGCCAATAATGGGTATCCGTCAGACCCAATATAAAAAACTAATTGTTAGTTGTAAACAAGTAACAGTGTTGTATTTTTGCAACACTTATATTGGTCGATAAGGTTCACCTCCATACATCTTCTCGAACATCCGTTCTACCTTTGCACGATATGCTGGATCAGTATTGTATTCAGGACGACCAACCATAGCTGTTAGTTCCTCACGGCTCGGTCCATCTTCGATGGTAGAGACATCCACAGGAACAGTTTGATCGCCATAGTAAGCGCGTATCTTTTGAAGAGCGCGAATACCATCAGCAGTTCCGCCCATGATTTTGAACTCTTCAAAGTCATTCTCGCCCCAAACACCCTTGCGAACTAGGCTTTGCGCCCAATCCGTCATAGATTTAATGGTGGCGTCAGCATTTGGACCGAGTTTCTTATACTCTTCTTGATACGATAACTGGGCTTGTTGAGCCTCGCTACCAGACATATCAAGAAACTTTTGAGCTAACTCGTCAAAAGCAGACTGACTAATACCATTCTCTTTGGCCCATTCCTTGTAGGTTACAAAGAGTTCGTCGTCTTGGGGTATATTTGCGCTCGTAAAAACTGAATCATCATACGCTTCGGGAGCTTTGTGTTTTCCTTGCGAAAACTTTTTCTGAAGTTCGTTATAGGATTTAACGAGGTTTTCAAGGTCTGGACCTTCGTCGTCGTTCCAAAACTTCGCTGGATACCAATCTGGTTTAACAAATTCAGTCTCCTCGTCTTCTGAAGCAACGGTGACTTCATCAACCGATTTTGCCTCAGATGGGGAAACCCCTTCAAGATGGGAGATGCTTACTTCCTGCTCTTGCTGGTTATCGTCGCTCTCGACTGAGGCTTCGGCCAGCAAGCCTTCGGTTGCGTTCATAATTTGGATGCCCTTCTAATTCGCCGCTCTATTTCGCGGACTAGTGAGTTTTGCCCCTCGCGCGCATAGCCGTGGGACGCTTCTTCGCCCGGATACCAAGTGGGCTGCTCAATGGTAAGCGAACGTAAATGGGACAGAATTTCCTGCCCATCGTCGCTACCAAAGACTCGGAGATACAATCTATCAATGTCATCTTGTTCGTTTTGACTCGTGCGCCGAAGCTCCGGTTCTACTTGCCGGAGCCCCTCCCAACCTTCTACGATTGACATTTACATTCCTTCTGGTGCTTGGCCTCCGCCTTGCTGCGCTGCCATTTGCGCCATCTGCGCGGCCTGTTCCATCATTTGTTGACGCTCCATTGGAGATGTACGCAATTCCGCTGGTACACCAAGTTTATCAGCGACGTAATCAGCGATAGCGCCCATCCGTGGAGCCATTTGACCTTCCGGCCCAAGTGCAGAAGACAACTGCACCCATTGCGTGATTTTCTCGATATCACCCATGTTCTGAGCTTGAGCAATCGGCGACACTGGTGTCACCTTAACTTCAAGACCATTCACACGAAGCGGCATCTCAATCATGCCACGCTCATCCATGACATACAGGATACGCGCAATAAGCGGTCCCATCGTCTCTGTGATGAGGCGACCGAACGCAGAGCCAAGGTTCTGCGCCAGTTCTTTCATGCGCTCTGCAATCTCAGTCGCAGAACGTGCCGACATATTGTCAGGCGGTAATGTATCATCCAGCATGATCTTTTTAATGTTCATGCGTAGATCATTGATAACAATCTGAGACACGTTGAAGTCACCGGAACGCGGCAACATCCGTAGGCTCTCACCTTGTGGGCCACCATTACGAGCCACAGGAATAATAGCACCCGGTGTAATGCGGATCATCTGTGGATTAAGAACACCGTCATCCGCTGCCGTGTAAACGCCAGCAATCGACAAGGATGCGTTCTTTAACAGAAGCTCTAGCGTCTTATTCAGTGTCTTAATATCTGGGATTGCAGTAACGAGAGGCCCACGACCGTAGACTTCACCAGCAACCTTCATGTATCGAGCCACAATCCAAGGCGAAGACATCATCTTGCGCTGCACAATCTGTGCCTTACCTTCTGGCCAAATTACATGATAGTCATAATCACCACGGTTCATATCAAGGATTGTAGCCTCAACAAGCTCAATCTCTTCCGTTGGCTTATCTTCAATCATACGCGCTAGACGGTCTGGTATGTCAGCATCCATCCAGTGCTGTTTAATAGCTTCAGCCTTAATCCGCATACGACGATAGACGTTATCAACGCGGCCATGGGCGCCCTCTTCAATCGCCACAAGGTATTGAGGTACAGCGGTAAAGCGAACAGGTGTTACGTCATCTCCGGGTTGTACAAGCATGACTGCTGTACCAACCGCAAGGTCCATAAGAAATTCACCCATTGCCAAATCAAAATTGGACTGACGGAGAACCGAAAACATCTTTTCTGCGTATAAGTCTAAAGCGGCTTGAGCTTCTAACTGACGGTCAGCAGGAATATCTGGACCCGGCTCAAGACGACACCAGCGCCCGTATGGTGGGAATAAGCCAGCTTGAATACGGTTAGCAAAGCGTTGCGTTGCACTAATGGCAGTAGAATCAAACACACGAGCCATTTTATTCTGACCCGGTGAGCCACCACCTTCATAGTATCCGTCATACAGATTGCGCTGCGGTAGAGCAAACTCATAGCAGTCTTCGTAAATCTGACGCCAATTATCCTTGCGGCGTTGTGCAAGGGCGTGACGTTTCATAATTTGATCGACGGTCAGCATGGCTTAACCTTTCTTATGACGCGCCGCAAAATTACGAGCTGCTTCTTCGGAGCCAAAACCCCAAGCCTTTAGAGCAAGAGCCTTGCGCGTTGGCTCGCCCTTCTCATTCTTCATCGGACCCTTCATACCAGCAAAACGTGCAGCAAACGAAACGCGGCGTGGATTAGTGCCGGACTTTACTGGCGCTTGTAGGTTGCCACCTTCTTTACGCTCAAAGTATTTCCGTCCAGCCTCGTTAAGACCGCCTTTCGGGTTCTGGTAAGCCTTCTTAACCACGCGCGGCCCTCATGTTATCAATAAGATTAGGATAAGGACGGCCAGCCTTTTTAGCTGCGCGCATAGCAGAACGCTTTTGCGCTGACGTTAAACCTTTCGGTTTACCCAAATCTTTAGGCCGTTTCTTTTCCCAAACCTGTTTCATAATTATCTTCCGATACGGATGGAAACAGTACCGCTTGTAAACTCACCAGTTTTTACACCAGCGCGATAAGCCACGACAGGCTCTGGGTCTACACCATAGGTTTCAACCGGAGCGGTAAATGTATCGACATCACGCCATGTGCTACCTGCATCAAAGCTGCGTTGGACAGTAACAGTAGCCACGAAAGTGCCAGAGATGGAAAGATTGAAACCACCTTCGGTATAGATACCATCGCTAAACGTATTTTGAGCGGTAATATCCTTTTCAACCAGACCAATACCTTTATCGAGAACAGCCATTTATTGCTCCTTTGGTTTTGGCTTGCCAGCTTTACGCATCGCAATAGCGACCGCTTGCTTCATTGGCTTGCCCTCTTTCATCAACATCTTAATGTTCTGACCCATAACCTTGTCAGACTTACCAGATTTAAGAGGCATATTCTTTCTTCCTCTTCATCGTCGTTTTCATATTGACGCTTTCAACACGTCCACCATACTGACGGGCATATTCTTTCGCCGCAGTCATGCCCTTCTTACTATAGGCAAACGTGCGGGTTTTGCCGTCTTTAAGAACGACTTTAGGCATCAACCAACACCAAGCGTTGTACGTTTCTCTTCATCTGGACCTAACGTGCTACCTAACAATGCACGACCACCAATCCGACGCGCACGAAGAGCGGATGCCAAGCGACGTTGCGCTTCGGTGGATTGTGTTATTTCACGAACAGGTGCAGGTGCTGCTTTTGGTTTACCGCCACCAACAACATCCTCAACAACACTACCAACAGTACGAATAACACCACCCATGATTAAACTCCTAAGTCAGAAGAAATACCAAGACGCGCATCTTCGCGCGTAGGCGATAACAACATACGCTGACCACCAAATCTGCGAGCGCGAGCACGAGAGGCCATTTGCGCTGCTTGACGACGTTCCTCTTCAGCAAGACGCTCTTCTTGACGTTTCTGAGCGGCGACCATTTCTGGCGGTGGTGCAGGCATTTTAGGAGCCTTAAAAAGTCCACCCATTATTCAGTCCTCGCAAACATTTTATAATCCGATCCATCAGGCCCATAACGGTGCAAGACAGCTTCTGGTTTCATTTTTAATGCAATAGCCCACCTCATTGCAAGCTCATTCCTACAGTTTACAGCAATTTGCAATCTATGTAATTTCAAATCGATATAAATATTATTGAAGTATCGTATAGCAGTGCGCGTAGCTGTAATAGGAATTGTTTCAAACTGATATGAAGTCAATAGCCAAGCCTCGGCAACACCCGGCCAAAGCTCATAAGCACCCCAACAAGCGACGATTTTTCCACCATATATTGCAGTGTAACAGTGCTTCTGCGTACCGAACTGCTTTAATCGCTCCACATAGTCCGGCATATACTCAAAGTATTCTTTTTCAAAGGGTCTCAAGTCCATTAAATTCACATGCGCCCAATAAAATGGACAGATAGATAATCTACTATTAGTGCTTAACTTAGACATAATACCCTTGATCTTGTGTTCATATACTACTATGATATCACTCGAATGGACGAGTCATGCGTGTCTGTTCTCCTCCCCGTGTGTGCTTGAGGGGTGTCTTCGGACACCCCTCTTTTTTATGCAAACACGTTGAAGTCCATCGACGCATTAACCTGCTTAAACAATGGCCTGCCATTTGGGTTCCGCGTCAGACGACGATGCTCACCACCACCCAACATAAGATACCCATACGCATCACCAACGTGCGAATGATCGTTCTTGGACGGCACGTCTCTGAACCGTTCTTGACCAGCACCAATCGCTAACCGCTTAAAATGATACCCACCAGCCAATGACTTCCTAATACGGTTGCAATCCTTCGACACTAACAACCCCGGACGACCGTCAATCAATCTATTCATCGGCATAGCACCAGCCTCACGACGCACCATGAAATCATTGGAGTTCGTCGGCTGCGCTCTCAAACCAAGGGTCCGCAGATGGTCGAACGCCGTTACTTCAAATATTTCATCGCGTTTACCACCTGCGGGGTCGCCCCAGATAAACACCTCGCTCTTTGGGAACTTAGTGCTAATATCCGCCATAAGGTGATGGGCGAACCTCTCAAGACCCATGTCAAATGCTACCAATTCATGCACGACATGCCAACGCCCGTTCGGCATCTTTTGCCCAAATACAGCAGCAGGCGTTAAACCAAAGTCCAAACCAATATGCACTGGCATACCGACTTCAATCTCAACGTCAGCCGCCATCAAGCTATCACTATACTCATGCCAGACAGGCTTACCGTCCTGCACATAAACATACTTAGCCCCAGCATAACACTCGATCCAATCAAGCGTCTTACCCGCTAATTGCTGCTCGTAATAACCGGGCGGCAAGTTATTCAGGTTCTCAGCCTTCGGATTTAACCGCCAATACTTATTCGCCCCAAAAATCGCATCCTCATGCTCTTTAGTTGCGTCAGTAACACCACCGGGCTGCTTGTAGAACTTCCACGGATACCGACCCCTAATCGGGTTCTTCTCCGCTAACTCATGCCACCAATGATCCGAGTCCATCGGGTTGGTAGACATCCAAACACCACGCCACGGACAACCGCCATTCTTCTTCGTCGGATAACGACCAACACGCGACGTTAATCCATCAACCACCGCTTTCGGTAACTCACGAGCCTCATCAACGAAGCCACCCGTCAATTCAAGTGACAATAACTTCCTAACGTCTCTCGGCTGATCCAACGCCAGAAAGATAACCTCACAGTCCAATCCCGGCGTATCTTCTCTGGGCGGCAACTTAATATGATGCGTAATCGGTGGAGACCACCGCATCTCACCCCACATATGTTCAGGAAATAACTCCTGCCACGTCTTAATCGTCGTCGTCCGCAACTCAGGATAGCTATTACGAATAACAGCAAACCGCGTGTACCGAACATTATCGACGGGCGAAGGTGTCTGCTTCACGGCGCGAAGCATCACCTCCGCCAAACAAGCATACGTCTTGCCTGACCCTACCGGACCCATCAAGCCACGAACGAAGCTATCGTCATTCAAGAACTGCCACGTCGTAGGACTTTGCGAAAAGTCCAAGTTAAGACCAGTGAGCGCGTCGTCGCCCTTCTGGCGGCGACGGCGCGGCGAACGGTCTGTAGCGCGTGGCGATCTAGACATCAGATAACATTCCTCCAGCGTCTTTGCTCCAAAGCAGGCCCGTTCTCAAACACAAGACCATACTTCGCCATAGCAGCACCGAAATAAGCATCAGCCTTATCAATCTCAGTAGGCGTCATACCCATCGCATTCTCAACATGCATAGAATTAAACGGCTCAAACTCACCGTACAACTCGTCCAAATGATCGTCAAAGTGACGCTTATTCATACGAACCCTTTGGATTTCCTTATCCAACTCCGCATTAACCTTACGCCAACGGCTCAAACACGCAGGGTGTATCTCATAAATACTTGGACGCTTACAATAAATACAACAATTACTCGTCCTCGGCATCTGTTTCCTCCACTACTTCATACGTTGTTACGTCTGGCCCTCTCACGTTAATCCCAATCATGCTAGGACGGCGGTCATCACTATTAGGCTCAAGTAAGCCACGATGCTTCGCCAGCAATCTAAGCGCAGACAGTTTATCGTGCATCTCCACTTCAATCGTATTGCCATTCTCGTTAGGCGTAATCTTCACCTTCTTAATGGCACGACGAGCGCGTGGAGACAGTTTATCCGAAGCTAGAACCTGCACACGTCCTAGCTCGTCCCAAGATAGCACGTCAGTAATCTCACTACTGCCGAGCGCCTCAAGCTCATTTACAACCGCCTCACGGCGCTCCTCATCACGAGAAGCTAAAGCGGCGCGTATTTCACGAACGGATAGTTTATCTTCGGTCACTCGTGTACCTCCGAACCAAGAGCCGCGTAAGCAACAATATCCAGCCACGAATCCTCATGGCTAGGTGTCTCAGCTAAACGTGACAGCTTTAGACAAATCATACATTGGGCTACCTGCGCCCTCGTCACTTGCTGACCCATAATCACAGTCCACATAACCGCAATCCGATCAAAGTTCACACGAGCATCGCCATAATCAGCGCCTCGATCTACTAGCGTAACCTTCGCTAATTCCAATACTTCATCCCGCTTCATCGGGTGTGTCCTCCTCCATAAATATTTCCCCATGCCCGTTGCAGAGATAACAAATAGCAAGCACGTTCGTCCGCTCTCTCGCGCAATCGGGCGAATCATCATAGCGAAGATATTTCAGTCCGCAACATTCGGGGCAAGTTTGTAAGCTAAACAATGCGTTCCTCCGAAAAGTAAGGAAAATTTTGTGTGACACCCCCCTATAGAATTGGCCGGGGGTAGGGGGGAAAGGGCCTCTTTCGTTATAAATCAATAGGTTAGCCTGTCAATCCGCTAGGGCAAACGTACGTTAATTCAAAGCGCGGGCAACATCAGCAAGGGCAGGAACCCCCGCACGCTTTAATAAGCAAGCCCTGCAATGTTCCTCAGTAGCCCTTACGATTGCAGGAACGTCAACGCCTAACGCTGCTAGCTGGCGGGCAGCGCCTAGCTCATTCTCAGCCCTTCTAGGCTGTCCTAGCACCCTTTCAACGGTCGCCGCGTAGGCAGAAGCCAGTGAGTGAGCGTTTGCAATCAAGGTGTTGTCTTCCCCCAATCCCCCTATTTCATTCTTGTGCGTGTCTTCTGTATCTGCTGCCGATAACAGTAGTTTTGCCGATTGCACTTCTTCCCACGTTGGCAATGGTGCATCTACGTCATAAAGCACTTGGTAGCGGTTTATCTTGCCGAATTGTGCGTATTCCATCTGATAGTCTTGTGGCCTTAGTCTTCGCACGTAGCCAGCTTTAACTAGTCTCGCAATGCTTCTTGATACGCTAGCGGGATCAACTCCAACTATATCACCAACGGTCTGAACACCGGGCCAGCAAACGCCATGCGAGTTGGTAAAGATGCAAAGCCCTACGAGCACTCTAAAGTGTGAAGTGTGTAGCTTCCGATCCATTAATGCCCGAACGGGTATGATCGACCATTGTCGTTTAATATCTAATTCAGAAGGGGATTGCATCGTCTAACTTCCCGCCTTTAGTTTCCATACCCTTGAATATAGCGTCCGGCATTTTCGCCTTTACCAATGACATGAGCTTAGCCGCATCGTAAGCATCAATTACCCGCGCCACCTCTTCCACGCTCCACACTACACAATCCGGGCGCTCCTTGGCTACCTTTACGGCTTCATAGTCTGAGCGCGTAATACATAAGACGCCGCCCGATGGGATTGCAGCTTCCCATGCTTCCCCGGTTAGCTCTTTTGCTCCTGCTTCCATCGCTGCCTTTTCTAACGCGGCATACGCTCGACACGATACAGGAACCAGCTTCTCTACCTCGTCGGCGTTACACTCGCGGATAGCTTTATTGAGCCTATCACATTGCAACTCGAATCGCTCGCGTAATTCCTGCCCTACTAAATCGGGCAAGCGATCAATACCCCATCGCGATTCATATCCGCTAACTACTTTATCGTGTTCGAGTAGTGCTGACCGCACTCTTTCGGCGTCACGCTCATTCGGCCCGAAGTCACGACGCACTGATGATCGATCAGCTTTCGTGACTCGTTTTCTAGTTCCAGTTTTCATCTTTTCCCCTTCATCAATAGATCATCATCAAATCGCATCAATAGTATTGTCCCCCTATAGGGGGACACAACACTATTGATCTGATGGAGCATTGTCTTACTACCCCTTACATACCCCCGATCTGCTATTGATCCCCTTATTATTCAATGACTTAGCCAGTTGATCCCCTCACTACCGCATCGGACCATGCAATTTTTTTTACCGTTTGCCCTTGCGCGATATCGGGAGTGTATTATATATAACAGTTATAGCACACTTATATACGGGAGATATAGCATGACTACGACTTTTTATTCACTCACGCTTAAAAGTACGAATAAGAAAACCGGGCCAATTCCCGTTTCAACGACTTCAGCTAATACTTGCCCTAACGATTGCCCTTTTAAGGGCAATGGATGTTATGCCGACGGATACCCTTTAAAAGGCCGTTGGGATGAGGTAACTCGCGGCGAGCGTGGCGGAAGATTGGAAGCATTTTGTGATCAAGTCGCGGACTTGCCAGAAAATCAATTATGGCGTCACAACCAAGCGGGCGACCTTCCGGGCGATGGTGTTCATATTGACGTGACGGCAATGTCTAAGCTTGTCGCGGCGAATAAGGGCAAGCGCGGATTTACTTTTACGCACTATAACCCTAAACGCGGCCCCACTAACGCGGCTGTTATAGAAGCCGCTAACAAAGACGGGTTTGTTGTTAACTTATCGGCTAACAATCTAAATCATGCCGACGAACTAGCCGCGTTAGATATTGGCCCGGTTGCAACCGTATTGCCCGCCGATTTTAACGCGCGCAAAACTACGACGCCGCAAGGCCGTCGCGTCGCGCAGTGTCCCGCTACTTATAAGGACACAACTTGCGCGGAATGCGGATTGTGCGCCAAGCGTGACCGCAAGGTCATTGTTGGTTTCCCGGCGCATGGCAACAATAAACGCAAAGCATCCGCAATTGTCGAAAACATGGAGCACACACAATGAAACGCAATCCACTTATTTTTATCGCCGAGTTTCTCACCATCTTGGCGTTCTTTGCCGGGTGCTTTGCCATCATGGCGTTAGCGCCCGAAATAAACCAAACCATTATTGAGTTAAAAGGGGGCAATTAGCCCCCTTCTTTTTGCGCTTCCTGCCCTTCCGGCGTAGGCCACACAAAGCCTTTATCTGTCACGACTAGGCCGCGCTTCTGTAGTGCATTACGCGCTGCTGAGCGCGCCTGTGCCGTTTCGTCGGGCGCGTCACGCTTATGCGCATCGTGCCATACTGTAGAAAGTACCTTCTGAGCCTGTGCATCGATGATAGTATTCGTTAAAATCCGCAATGCGTGGTATTGTGAAGGCGTGAGCCTAACCTTGGCCTTGCCCTCAACTTCGACACGCTCCAACACGATTGACGTTTCACCTATAAGCGCGCGTTGGATCATACGAAAACGCAAGGGCTCTATTTGCTCGGCGTCTTTTTGCTTTTCAATTTCGCACGTTAGCAGGCCGTATTCTTGCGATAGTTTTAAGACACTATCTGAGCCACCTAGTAGCGCGCTACTGCCCCTCATGCCGCGCGCCGAGTCCTTACCGGCGTGATGGATACCCAAAAGAGCGCCCCCGGTATGCTTCTTTATGGCGTCACACGCTGCAATGAATAGCCCCATGCTATCCGCGCTGTTTTCCTCGTGGCCTAGCAAGGCACGAGCTACCGTATCCACTACCACGAGCGAAAAGTTTTCGCCTATCGCGTCGATAGTGCGTAGAAGGCGTTCTATGTCCCCGTCATTAGCGAAGGCGACGCTTGCGGGTAGGATATACAGTGGCGCATCATCACGCCATCCACGGGCGTATCTGAGGGCCTTCACGCGCTTACCTAAACCCGCTGCCCCTTCCCCCGCTATGTATAGAACCCGGCCTTGCGTCGTTGGTAGCCCGTGGAATGGAACACCGCGCGCAATACTCAGTGCTAAATCTAGCGCAAAAAACGTCTTTCCCACGCCCGGTGGAGCGTACAGGATGCCTAATCCTTGCCGGGTCAATAGGTTTTCGACGGCCCAATCGACGGGCGGGAGAGCCATCAGATCGGAGAGGCTTAGAATCGGAAAAAGGCCATCGGGGGCCTTCAAATCGGGCTCTTCAGCTTCATAGATAGGGCTAGGGTCCGGAATGATTTCTTCGGCAATTTGAATTGGCGGTTCAATTATTTTCGGCGCGACCTTCACTGCCTGTTTGAACGCGCTCAAATCCCTACCCATATTGAACCAATCCGCAACATCACCTTTTGGTGGTAGCCCTTGCAGTTCAACGCGCTTTATCTCAGCGGCTATACCCCATAACTTTTGGATCACTACATCCGCGTGACGTTTACCCGGCTCATCGTTGTCGGGCAGCACGATCACACGCCTACCTTCAAAGAATTTATTCAGCGGATCGCGCCACTTGCCTGCGCCACCATGTGAAGTGGTGGCGACTAGGCCGTGTCGCGCTAGTGTATCAGCACACTTCTCGCCTTCGACGATAAAGATTGGCGCTTCTGGATTCTTGATAATGTCGGGCAGGCGGTATGGTAGCGGTTCAATGCCGTCCATATTATAGACCCAACTCTCGCCCGCTGGCTGACGTTGGATGAAGCGTCGTGGCTCAAATCTGAGAACTTGATATCGTAGTTCTCCGTTGTCGTCGTAGTAATTATAGGCTTTGCTGAGATACTCTCTCGGACGTAGCTTCTCAGCTTGTTGCGACGAGATACCGAACTTACGTTGCAGGACTGATCCAATCCCGCCAAGCGTTGCACCTTCTTCTCGTTTAACAAGATCAATTACTCCACCGCCTTCGCCACCGTTCGTTTCAAAATCGTACCATGTGCCTTTGCGTACATCGACGGACTTACTGCCGTGTGTACCCCATCTCAGTTCGTGTCCTCGTTTTGCAGTTGGCTCACCCCAGTAGTGGGTAGCCACCTGTTGCATATACGCTCCGATATTTTCAGTCATGCTAAATCCCGTGTGCTAACGAAAAAATGGGCGGGTAGCATATTGCCACCCGCCCGCGTTTGTCAAAATAAATCGTCTTCCTCCGCTGCTTCCTGCACCAGAGGTTTTGGTGCTGGCGCTGGTGATGATCCACCATCCAAACCTTCGGGACGATCAACCCATGACGCAATCTTCCAAGATGGAACGCGATAGGTAGACTTCGATCCATCAGGGGTAGTGATGGATATCTTCTCAATCGACGTAATCGCAATTACTGGAACCTTACCTTCATTGGCTCCACGCTCCGCTTCAAACTGACTGTGCAGTTCATCCATCTTACGCAAGACGGTCTTGGCTGAGTGCGAGAACTCGCGCAACCCAAGGTCTTTATTATAGATGCGTAAACGGAAGGCGTTCTTGTGATCCGGGCTAGGACGGGCTGGCATCTCGCCACCAATCTTAACCATGTGGAAGTCAGGCGCACCACCAGCGAAGGACAACCAACCGACCTCAATGTTATCGAAGTCAGCGACGAACTTGACAGGAATTTCCATGTCATTCTCGTCTCGTGTCCACGCACCACCTGCGTCTTGATACCGATCTACTCTGACCATCGCGCCGGACTTAGCGTCCCACTTAACGATAGGCAGGATATCACCTGACGCTTTAGCTTCCGTTGCAAAACCTAATGCCATTCTTTACTTTCCTTAACGTTGAATTACGCTCACACCATTGTGAACGCTTCGATTTGGAAGTGAGCGACAGGTTCAACATCATCTGAGTCTCCTCTGTCGTATCGACCTCCCATTCGTATCTCAAACGGTGATGCAAAATCGCACCAAAATAATCCGTCGAGATACTGCACTAGCAGAATAGAGCGAGTACCGCTCACGTCTGCTAATTGCCTCGCAGCCAGTACCTTACCCAGCGATATCATCAGCGTTGGATAACGGTCGTGGCTATTGTTTCGTGCCTTTATCTCTGCCCAGCCCTTGAGCTTGCCATTCTTAAACATGGCAAAATCTAGGCGATAAGAAATGGGCAGCTTATGTAGCTGTATTCCTTTCCTCTCCATTTGTGCGGCGACCTTACGCTCGACAGTTAAGTCGGCTGGTCTTTCGTATCTTGGGCGCACATTAACTCTCTTGCTATGTAGCAGAAGGTTTCAAAATCCACCTCTGCTGTTTTAATCCATCCAATGTTTTCGGTTTTATCAAACATCAAACCGATGGTGCTTAAGGCTAGGACACAACGAATAGGTGCGCGATCATACTTATAGATAAGCACTGGCTGTAGATTAGCGCGTGACGCAGCAAAGCACGTCTGCCCCCACCACTCTGGCTTGTGTCCATTGCCACTCGCGTACCGCTTGCACTCGATAGCGAACGGCCATTCATCACACTCAATCGGGCGCAGATCACAGAGTTGTGATTGCCTGTACTGCTCAATGTCTCTTTGAAATTTTATTCCAATTTCATCGAACAACATACCAGCAATCTTGCGCTCAAACGCTGCACCTTTTTGCCTACCGTTAATCACCGCTTCGCTGCGCTTATCATTCTGTCAACGCTGGTGCGGTTCTCTTCCTCTTGAAGTACCCGCGCCAATGCAGTGTAAATTATTTCATCAGCCAGCGCTGACATGCTGCGGTGCGCGCTCTTCTCTACTGCCTCGCGCAGCATATGATGCGTCTCAACTCTAAGTCGCAACATACATGGTTTGTATTCGCTCATAAAAATTTTCTTCCGTTTGCTATTGCGAACTATGCTTTCAATGTTATATAACACTGATAGCACATAAGTACAACGGGGATAAATAATGTTTAGACATGACAAGTATGTTTTGTATCTGCGCGTATCGACAGACAAGCAAGGCCGTAGTCAGCTTGGCCTTGAGGCCCAGCAGACAATGGCCTCTCTGTATATGGATAAGGTGATAGCCACATATACAGAGGTAGAAAGCGGTAAGATTGATGATCGCCCTGAGTTAGCGAAAGCATTAGCTCACTGCCAACGTGAGGACGCTGCAATCTTAATCGCCAAGCTCGATAGGTTGTCTCGTTCTGCTTCATTCTTATTCACGCTGCGTGATAGTGGTGTGGAAATTGAGGCCGCTGATATGCCGGGTATGGGTACATTAGAGTTTGGTATTCGTGCTGTATTCGCGCAGCATGAACGCGAAGAGATTAGCCGACGCACCAAGGCAGCACTCGCTGAGAAGAAAGCGCGTGGTGTTAAGCTCGGATCACCTACACCCCATCGTGGTGGAGCTAAGACTGCTGCCACGATCAAAAATAAGATGCAGACAATTTGCACGAAGGCATTGCCTCTTGCTCAGAAACTGCGCGATCATGGCGAGAGCTATCGTGCTATCGCCTCAACCTTGAACGAAACTGGTGTACCTGCCTACGGAAAACAATGGCACGACACAGGCGTTCGTAACATGCTGGAGAACTACAATGGTCGGTAAATTGACCCCTGACGATATCGCTACTGCGTCCACACTGCCCGCAATCATGGGCTTCTCCCGATACAAGACGCAGAACGATGCACTCGCTGACGCTATCGCAGCGATGGAAGGAACCAAGGAAGACAGTTGGACAGGCAACGAAGCAACTCGGTGGGGTGATAGGCTTGAGCCTGTCATCATCACTGAGGCAGCGCAACGATTGAACACAAGCAACCTATGTCTTGAGTTTCCGCAAGCGTTTTTCCATAACACACTGCCTCTTGCCTGTTCGTTGGATGGTACAGCCGAAGGTAATGGACAAATCTCTACTGATTATGAAGCGGGTATCTACTGTATCAACCGTCCAGTAATAGACCTATCTGGTACTGGTATTATTGAGTCCAAGCTGACGAGTGCTATGCCAGAAGATAGGCCACCACCCTTCCGTGGACCGTGGCAACTACAGGCGCAGATGATGTGTACTGGACACAAGTGGGGCTGTATCGCAACACTTTATCGTGGCATTGAGCTTCGATTGTTTCTCTATAGTGAAGACCTAGAGATGCAAGGCGTAATTGCTGAAGCGGTCATGGAGTTTGAGAAGCGTAAGAAGGAACGCGACTGGTATCCATCAGTCTCAAGTGAGGATGCTAATACTGCTTACTCTCGTGTTGATGATGGGCTGCCGGACATAGACTTGAGCAAGTCAATGAACGGTGAGAAAGCTCTTGTTGATTTGGTTGAAGCAAAGGCTGCGAAGGCTGCGGCTGAAGCTAGGATTGATGACGCGGAAGCTACAATAAAAGACATCATGGGTAGCCACGAAAACGCTGTGGGTCTGGTAGGTAATACTAAGTATGGTATAAAGTGGGGAATGCGGAACTACAAAGCGACGCCGGAGAAGATTACTCCAGCGAAGCCAGCACGTAGTGTTCGTTCATCCTCTCTAACTTTGAAGGCCATTGATTGATGGAAACTAGGTATCCCGGTACGAAGCTGCCAGACGTTATTAAATTGTATCAGGATGAGAAGGGCGATAGGACTACTGAAGTCTACCGCCTTGGTAATTCATTCGGTATCAGATACAGCGAAGGCGATAAACATTGGAATGGTTTCTATGCCACTCGTCTTGATGACGTTGAAGCAATAGCCGAGGATTGGGTACTTAGAAAACCGATCAGGATTTAAGCGTTAATCCAAGTGCTGTCTCCCAGCTATCCTCTTCGATAGTTGGGGACAGTATCTTCGATAAAGCCATGCGTCTGGTAAGTTGCTTGGAGATAATCTCAATTGGAAAGAAGGCGATCTTTCTCAAGTCTAACGCGACGCAAGCGACAATATCACAGTCGTCTATGGTCAGTGCTTTTTTCGGTAAGCTCTTGCTGACCTGCCATTGATATCCGTGTTTATCATTTGTTTTCAATGTGGACTTCACTTGAATACGAACGATGTCTTGGTTTCTGACAGCGATAATGTCCATACCTTCGGCGTCGATGATCGAAGGACTCCAACCAAAGGTGAATAGAACACTACAGGTTAGATGTTCTCCTGCGGTTCCAATGTGCTTGGCGCTAATCAAGAGCCTCAAGCCGAGCCGCGTGACGTTCAGTTCTATTAGTAGTTTGCTTGTAAAGTTTACTATCCCGCAGTTGTGCTGCTGCTTCCTTCCAATCACTTGCCTCAATAGCTGCGTGATGCTTGAGGAATTTCTGATATCGGCTTCGACCTAATTGAAATGCCAAGCTGATGATAGTGATCTGTGCATCCTCTGGCATGTTGTTTAGGTCAGGGTGTAGCCACTTCGCATCGTTGACCGCAACCTGCACGTCTTTCTTAAACACTTCATGCACACGTTCTTCTGATACAGGCGCACCAACAGGCCATCCATACTCAGGATCGTCAGGCACAATCAAATGTCCTATCCCGTATGAGGGTTTAGACAAGTGGTCTAAATAGACGGCATACACGCAGCCTTCATCCTGCTCTAAAAGCTGCCGTAAACGGGTCATCATTTACCTTGGCCCCGGTAACGCTTCCAGTTCTTCCGCTTATGTTTATTAGCCGGACGAGAGCGAGGTGATTGACCTATGCTCGTCATCTTCTGAACGGGTATCGGACGCCATACTTGGCCTACGGTAGATTTAGCCATTATTTCACAACCTTCGTATCAGTCTTCTGTTTCTTGTCGTATGAACGCAAGCCAGAAATACCGAGCATACCAAACATGAGAGGCATCATTACAGACATATCCGCTTGCGGTATATCAATGCCAAAGCCAGCACAAATCGGACTGACCATATAGTTTATGCCCAAAGATAGCCCACATATCCAGCCGATTAGGGGACGCCACGATGCTTGAAACCAGTTGCCTTTAGCATCAGCCTTCAGCACTTCGATCTGAGCCATAATAACTTCGTGACTTTGACGCTCTGCAAGCGTGGCTATCTCGTGAGCTAATCGTGCCTTCTGATCTTTGTCCTCAATGACTTTATCAAGGATGCCAGTTACAGGACCAATCAGGCCACTTATTAAACTTCCAATCATTTCTTTTGCTGCCAACTAGTTGCACCGAAATAGACTGCGACGAGTCCAGACAAGGAATAGAAGATAGGAGCCATTTCAGAGCCACCGTATTTCTTTGGATCGATCAAGAAACAAATAACCACTGCAAGCATCATACCGATTGCGACCCAGCACATCCGACGACGATTGACTTGATAAGCACGTTTATCGGGGACGTTATCAACAGCATCAGTCATTTCTTAACTCCATCCAATAACCGTCTGATATTCCACGTTCCGTCTGGACCTTGCGTCATTTCAACCTTCATGCGCTGACAGACCCAGCGATCCTCAAAACCATGCGCCTGACCATTATAGCGCTTGATCTTACGTTTAACAGCAAGGCAATCAGAAAGGTTTTCATGGTGCTTAAACCCCTCCAATTCACCACCAGAGAATAGCAAAAGAACGAAAGACATGGCGGTTATCAATGCCCATCTCCTTTCGCTCCGTTATTCTTATGAAACATTTCCATCTGGCTGTCCTTGAGCTTCTCCATCTGTGCTTCAAGGTTAGCGATGCGTTTCTCGTAAAAGTCCAATGTTAGCTTTTGCTGTTGATCGAATGGAGCTTGTCCGCTTTCTATCTCTTTCGTGAGTTTCTCTAACTCACCCGTGAGATGCTCTATAAGCATAAACTGTTCGCTGTCGGCAGGTAAATTACCCATCTCGCCACGCGGCCATTTGATCCTGAACTCCGTATTCATGTTCAGATCGTTTTGCATCAAATGCTGATTGGTCTCGATCTTGTTGAGACGCTCGATCACTTGAAAATAGGCGTAAGTCGAAATAGCAGCAGCCGCAATCAACGAAATCAAATTGCGGATTGGCAATGCTACTTGGGTGGTATCATTTATTTTTGCCGCTGCCATTGCGGATCTCTTGTAATGTCTGGTAGCACCTCAAACCAAACCATAACGCCGATAGGCCCGCTGATAGGGCAGGTAGCCACTCCATTAAAGCTGCTGCTGTAATGCCTAAACTTCCCCAATCAAATAAGCGGATATCGTCTTGGTTCATTAGCTCTTCCTCAAAACCAAGATAATTAATAGCACAATTAAGCCGCATGTCACTAGGTCAGGTGTTGACCACATGCTCATGCCCGGTGGCATCGTTATGAAGCCTGAGAAGCTAGATGTGTAGCATAAGCAGCCTTTACTTCGTCCGTGAACACTTGACCTGCAATCGCTGCTACGTCTGCATCTTCAGCAGTTAAGTCTGCGTCAGGCGTTAGTACATGACGATGGAATGTACGGCTTATCTCAGTACCGTCTTCAGCAATTACAGTAGCTGTACGAACCTGAACTACAGGATAACCCGCAGCTAGTTGTAGAACTTCAATCTTGTCGTTCTTGGTTTCTTTAGTTAATGCCATTTTTATCTCCTTGGCTGGACTGTCCACGCACTAGGCGCATTAAGTTGATTTAATTAAAAAATTACTTGATCCATCAGATATTAAAGTAACTTTGTTGTATTGAGCAGACAGCGCATATGTTGTTGCACCATTGATTGTTTGAGAACTTGCAGGATCAATCGTAACCGCATTACCAGAACTATCAGACTTGATAAAAAAGAACTCTTGACCGGGTGTCATTGTATTGGCGCTTGGCAAGTTTATTGTTACCGCACCACTACTAGCGTCAACGATTGCCCCATCGTCAGCATAAGTAATTGTTGAAGTTGATGATATGATTAACAATCTTTGCTCAGACATAAAACGTGTAGTTGGACTATTAACTCTAAACACATCTGCATTAACATGATTGGAAACTGCATTATCTTCAATAACTGTATTAGCAGAACCATCCATGTAAATATAATAACGTGCAGTGCTATTACCATCCATTTCGTTATATCTAATTTTAGTATTATCGCAGTCTACTAATTGAATACTATCAGAAGCGGCATATGTTCCAGAAAAACCACATGCGTAGATTTGATTAAAAGCAATTTCTAGGTTATCTGTATCTTCTGATAATATTCCATAACCATAACATCTATCAATTTTATTGTCATAAACTGTATTTCCAATAGTTGTTAATGATGCATCATACTCATAAAAAGATAATGCAGCTGCTCCAGAAGCTGCTCCACTTTTTACTATTGTATTTCCTACAATACTCGTGCTTCTTGGAGACCCAATTCTAATTCCATGTCCTCTCGTCTCAAAAATATCGTTACCTTCAATTTTTCCATAAATAACCTTAAATATATCAAGTCCTTTAGACGCATAACTAGTAAGGCTAGGATCGTAAAAAACTTTATTATAAGTAATTTGACATCCATCAAAATAACCAGCTTGTATCGCTGCTACTGTATTATTTTGAAAATAATTTTGATTAATAATGGCATCTGCTACTCTAGTCTCACCACCTTTAATTCCTGTAGCTGTTCCATAAAAAATACAATTTTCAATTTTAGGCTTAATATCATATTCTGATGCTGTTGTTGACATTTCAATTCCAATAGCACCAGATGCAAATGCACAATCTTCTATATTTAAATATTCTGTCCAAGATGTTTTTATAAATGATGTTGTGGTTGCTCCTCCAAAACGCAAGCCTTTAACTTGAACATATTGAACGGTTTGCGAAATAGTGCCAGTAATTATTAAGCAATCAATAGCCGTTGTTCCCTCAATGGTTGCCCCACGCCTACCTGATGAAAGCGTTATATTGTTTCGATCAATAATTAAAGATGAGGAGATTTTATAACGACCATTTGGAAAATGGACAACAGCAGACCCATATATATTTGCTTCCGCATACAATTCGGCTGCATCGATAGCTGCCTGCAAAGCAGCAGTGCTATCAGCTACACCATTCGGGTCAGCCCCATAATCAAGAACATTAAAATCTGCTCCATCAATCATACGGTTGTTTACTTTTGTAAGTGACATTTAAGTCTCCTATTTATGCGGCATGATAAGTAATGCAGCAACGCAAATACTCATCGCCACTAGCATCTGTCACAGGCACAGCAACACTTTGATTATTGTTAGCATCAAATTTTCTAAGGCTTACTGTTGTAGTGCTGGTATTAGAAATTCCAGAAATTATACCAGAGGCCCAATTAGCTGAAAATCCTACATAAAGACATCCACGATCATCATCACTATCAGAAGAAAAAGGCAGACCCTCAAGTTGTAAATTACCAGAGCCGCCAGAAAATGATGAAATAATTATTGTAATTTCACAATGAACAAGCCTTCCTATTTTTGTGTATTTGCCAGTTTGAGTTGTATAAGCAATAGTTGGATCAGATGTTGTGCCACCTAACGAAGGCACAAAGCTCCCCTCTTCATAGTCATCGAAAAGTTCACTTGTGCCAGTGCCAGAGGTGGCAGAGAAGTCGATGCCTTTGCCTGATGTGCCGATAACAAGGTTGCCATTCTCAACTTCAACATCACCACCAGAAAATACCTTTAGTATCTCTGTTGAAGCTGCGCCACCTGTGCCAAAACCAACACGCCAATAGTCTGGACTTGCTGAAAACACACCCATCATGTCAAAGACATTTGTTGATGCTTGAAGCTGCACATAAGGATTATTGCCAGCGCCAGCAGTTTTGACGAGCATCTTAGGATTACCAGCACCTACATCGATTGATACATCGCCACCGAATGTTCCTGTCGTAGCACTTAGTGCAGCCGTTGAGCTTGCACCAATGATTGTGCCATCAATATTTCCACCATCAATGTTTACACTGGTAGCATCTTGTTGAGCCATTGTTCCAAAGTCGGAAATAGGCTCACCGTTGACAGTTAGTGTTCCCTCAACTTCAACATCATTGAAAGTTGGATTGCGTCCAAAGATGCCGCCTTGTTGTTTAATTGTCATCAGTTTGCCTCCAGTTGTGCAATACGAGCTTCAAGCGCATCAATCTTATCAAGTGCTACCTGTAATGCGACAACAGCTTTTTGATGCACAATAGATTGCTTGATGCCTAGCCGTTCTTCACCAGTGTCTTGATTGGTATATTGTGAAACAAGATTGGGAGATGTTTGCTGTAAGTCTTGAGCAATTTGACCAAGCATTACTTGATCGTCACCAATCATGTTATATTTGCAGAACCGCATTGCTCGAATATCATTGACCTGATTTTGCTTTGCTGCTTCATCAAGATAAGAGATGTTTTCCTTTAGACGAGCATCAGAAATCGTGCCGTATGTGCCTGTAGCATTGTTTACATCACCAGTATTTACAAACTCAACCTTGTTTGCACCACCGTATAGAAATTGCAATTCATCATTTGCACTTGAGAATGTGCCTTGCATAATCCAGTTGTTTGTTGATGCAGACAATTTATAACTTGGATTATTACCAGCACCCGAAGTTACAACCTCAACAACGGGATTACCAGAACTTCCAAATGTTGCATTGCCCGTTGATGAAACAGCACCAGCAACCGCAAAGTCACCAGTAACATCAATGTCAGTGCCAAGCCTATTGATAATTCCTGTTGACGAATATTCTATTGCTTCGCCTGTGCCTGTATAAGTAAAAGCACCTGACTGAAGTCCAAATACAGTTAAAGAACTACCAGAGTTTACAACACATTGGCTAACAGTAGTATTGTCATTATATCCACCGCTCCAAACTACATTTGAATTTAGGTCAGTCAGATCAATAACATTAGTGCCGCCAGTAAGTGCGCTTCGTTGATTAACAAAAGAAATCTTGTATGCACTAACGGCAGAGCCGGGGGTTGTTAATCTTTTTAGTAGTGAGTTTTGACCTTCGTTCCAGCAGCTATAACACTCAAGACCATCAATCCCGACAGTGCCAGAGATTCCAAATACAGATGCAGGATTTCCGGGGCCAGAATAAAAACCAGTGCCAAAGAACTTAGGATGAGCATTATCACCCATCTCAACAAGTACGCCACCATTCTTACCGCCAATAGAACCGCCATAGAAATTAAGTTGTTGTGAATTGACACGTAAAGACCGATTGCCACCATCAATTATGCAATTATGAAACTCACAGTCAGCTAATCCATAAACACTGCCAACACTAGCACCAGACATATCAACGCAAGCATCTGTGCCATTGGCTGCAAAGTTTCGCAGTTGGACATTTTCAAAATAGTAATGCTGAGGATGTGCGTTAGTTGCTCCAAAGATCATGCCGATTGAAGCTATGTTATCACCTTCAAAGCGCATATCTCTAATAACAAGGCTGGAAATATTTACACCACCAGCAAAGTCACCATCTAGCATTGTGCCATTAGCAGCACCAGCCCATTTGATAATTGAACCTTTTACTGGATTTGTAGTTTCTTGAGCATTGAACCCATCGCCGTGTAGTTTGCGATAAGTTGTATTAGGAAGATTGAGGGTTGATATAATCTTGTAAACACCTGATGGAAAATAAACACTTTCAGACGCATCAATCGCAGCCTGTATAGCAGCAGTGTCATCTGTAACACCGTCGCCTGTAGCTCCGAAGTCTTTAACTGAGACAAACTCTTGTAGCTTGTTCTCTACTGTTCGGGTCTGAGCGCCAGTACCACCTTGGTTGTAGTTGATATTGCCACTGTCAGCATCAAGCGTATCAATGGCATTACCGATAACGACTTCGATCTGAGCATTTAATGGTGGAGCCTCAGTGAATGTCAGCGTTGTGCCGGATACGGAAAAGCTAGATTTAAGCTGATAAACACCGTCGATGTAGACTTGGGCGTTATTCTTTGAGCCGGGAGCTACGGTTAGGGTAAATGCTGTTTGAGCGCCAGTGCCAGTGAAGACGTTATTTGTAAAGTTAGCACCGACAATAGCAGCGCCAGCAAGAACAGCAGCCGACTCAACAGCGACGTTACCATTGGAATCAAACTTGAGGATTTTGTCAGCACGATCCGTTTGAGCAGGAAGCTCCATATTGACGCTGACTGGGTCAGTTACTGGAGCGCGAACAGCACGATCCGATAGTTCAAGTAGCTGTTGGTCAAAGATTGTGAGGGCATCAAGTTGTTCATTAAGGGCAGACGCACGTAATTCACCTGCTGTCACGAAGTCAGTGGTGCGCTCAATGTCACGAGCACCAACGATGGTGATGCGGTCATTCAGGGTTGGTGTTGAGGGAACGCTTGAGCCAGTTACAATCGTAACGCTACCAGTACCATTGGCATTGATTGTTACGGTGTAATCTGTTGCAAGTGTCAGCAACGTAGTGTTGAAATATACGTCTACGTCAGTGTTTACAAGGATTTCAAACGAGAAAGCGTATGGCCCAACGCCCGCACTACCAGTGTAGACGATGCGTCGTGTTACAGCATTGATATTATAGTCCGCCATTTTAATCCCTCACGTTGACCAGCACTTTAACCTAAATCCATTTCATATTCTACCTTCGAAAATCAACCGATATTGCGCTTAAATCTGGTGTGCGTTTAGGTGCTGATTCACCCGGACTCCACCAGTAATTCTGCCCTTTTTCGCGTCTGAGTTTGCGCTCTAATCTTCTGAAATTTCTACCTGCATCTGGATCAGCCATTTTACGAAGATTGTCAAAAATCAATCTTTGCATTGCTAAACGTGCATAGAATGTAGATACACCGGGCATATATCTTTGTGCAAATTGTACTGCTTCTTTTCCTATATCAGTATCTTCGCCTTCAATGGCTTGCATTACATTTCCGACTGTTAAATCTAACACGTCTCCAGCAAATCCAATTCTAGGGCCAGCAACTGTTTCAGCAAGACCGCGATCAAATCTATTTCGATTAGAGAATAAGAAGTCACCGAATATACCCATGCCACCACCAGCAAGAAAGGCGCTACCCCAAAACTCCATATTTGGCTCGCCATCCTCATCAAACATTGCAAGAGGATCGCGGCCTTGAGAAAACTGTCTCATTTGTATGGAAAATGCAGCAAAGATAGTAGCGGTCGCCATAAACTCTACACCGTATCCAACACGGCCCATAGTTGATGACTCAAGATGACGGATTTGTCTAAGATTGTTCGTCATTATCGTAACTGGGAAGTTTTTAAATTGACCGACAGAGCGGACAATTTCACCTACTGCAGTACCGCGTCTTGCTCCAGAAGTTAAAAGTTCACGCGACTCAAGTGATGCTACAGGAACAGATAAATCGACCTGTTTTTGCAGCATTTCCATATATTTATAACCAATCTTTTCGTCGATATCAAAAACATCAACAGGACGCAGGAATGTTGCACCCTTATGTTTGTGAAGTTTTGTACTGCGTATCTTATCCCAATCAGCAGCATCAACACCGTATTGACGTAATAATCTTTGGTTCTTGGACGAAAGTTCATCAAATTTCTTTCCAATGTTATCGGCAAAGAAACCCATGTATTCCATACCAACAGCCCACCGGGATGCTTGTGTCCACGGAGAAAGCAAGGATGCGTTCATAGTAAAATCAGATATGCGGCGGGTTATATTTGGCCCCATAACATCGCCAATATATCTTGATTGTCCAAAGGCAACAGCAGACCAACCTTCAGCAATTAAACCAGCCCGAATAAACTCTCGCTTAGTAGCTTTACCCGCCACCATTGTGCCGAGCATACGGCCCATCATTTTTGATTGTGGAAGGCCAGCAATACGAGACACGACACGCGCCGTACCCATATCACCAAGTATAGCTAGTAAAGACGTTGAACCAAGTAAGGCGGAGTTTAGTAAATTACCAAGACCTGCAAATCCATTTGACAACCATTCTCTATCTGAAGCTAATGCTGTACCAGTATAGATGCCGTACATTCCATCAAATGTACCCTCATGTTTTTTAAAAGCATTTTCATTTGGTTTTTTTCCACCGCCAATCTTTTTATCAGCCGTTCTAGCAATAGCTTCTGCTTGCGTCTTTAAATAACGAATAGTTGCATTTGGATTAGGTCCAAGCAATTCAAGCATCGCAATGTCACGAGACATTGAATCAATGTGATCCATCATAATAGTAAAGGTATCACCACGACCAAATTTCTTTTGGTATTCAAGCCAACTATCAGTATCTTTGAACACGAGGAAACGATGATCCTGTCTACGACGCGCTAATGATTTGTTCATTAACGTACTATCACGACCAACCTTAGAAAAACCTTCGGTTTTGATTGAGTCATATACTCCTTCAAGAACTTTTCTATGCTCTGCTGGCGAAAACTTTTTACCAGTAGATTCATCAATCATCTTATTCCAATCAAGATGATCTTTAATATAATTAATCCACTCGTCCTCACCTGCCTTACCTATTTTAACAACATCATGGCTTTGAGGCATTCCCCAATCAGCACGTTTTGGAATAGACCCTCCAGCGCGATTAAATGCTTTTCGTAAAAATTCTGATGTCTCTTTCCATGCTTGCGCTAATTCTTTAGCGACCGCATTTCCGGTATTCTTTTTACCAAAAACCTCTTCTGCCATATCTGCGCCCATTTCACGGGCCGCTCTGCGTTCATTACCAAATATGCCGCGTTTTAGCTCGGCAAGAACATTGTCCATTTTAGCGTGAGCGCGTCCACGAATAGCCTCACGTCTACCTTCAAGGCTCGAATAAGACCATTGCCCAGAACCATCACGCTCTACTAAACGGACAAGTGCCTCACTCTTGTATTTAAGATTATTGTCTTCCATCTCTTTTAAGCGTTCACGTTGAACAGCGCGGCTTAAAGCAATACGACGTTTTTTCTCTGCTGCTGCATATTCTGCCGTTTCAAAGGTTTCTTTTCCAGCACGACGAGCAGCTTCAGCCTCAGACATCTCAGTTTTATATTGAGAATATAAACGATTGTATTGATCCTTTAACTCGGCAGCGCGAGTTTCATCAATAACGTTTTCTTTTTTGGCATTTTCTATACATTCAAGAAGGCTCATTAGACGACGCACCCCCGTAAACGATCTAACATTTGATCGTCTTTAGCTAAATCTTCTTTGATTTCAATTCCTTGTAATTTTTGATAACCAGTGATTTCATCACCAAGCTCAATAAATTCATCATCTGCCAAATCATCTAAGGCTCGTGCATAAGTGTCTGGCGTTAAATCCTCTATATCATCAATCTTGGGTAATGGAGAATAACGTGTTGGAACATCTGTTTCACCGGGAAAACGACCAATGCTGATATCCGCAGTCGCA